CTCTAACGTTACCTCGCTGTACATTAATTATAACTAAAAATGCACTTGATCTACCACCAGCTGGTAAGATTTTCCATCAAATGGATCCTCTCCAACCAGAGTGAGCGAGGGTAACCCAATGTAACAAAACAGTATTGCAACAATTGTATGGTATGGCTTGATTCAATCCAACAGCATCAGCAACTGTACCTCGTAAAAACGGAAATTGTGGTGATCGACCTGAAATCGTTCGACGCCCTGTCGAATTGACAGGCCATGTGTACCACAAATTGTACCGTTTCAACATAGTACGGAATGAGGCTATTGCTTCACCAGTGTACACAAGATTCACATTGGAGTCAGCGCTCAAGCCAGGACCGACGATATCGGCATCGTCCTGAACCGGAGCACCGGCTTCCATAGTATTCTGTGATTCGGGTACAATTTCACCAGATTGGCTCTCAAAACCTTTTTGTGCTTGCAATTCAGCAGCAGGCAAAAATGGTGAAAAGGTAAATTGTTGAAAGTAAGGATCAGGAACGAAAACTTCGAAATCGTCTCCCATACTCACAAATACATTCACCTCAATGTCACTTGTCACAGTACTGTTTGGCGTTGTAAGTTCATTCACCACATACACTCCAATAACGCCGTTACCGGCTTCCTTAGCAGTGTAAGCGGTGGTGCTATACATTTGTGTAACACTATCAACACCAGGCAAATGATGATCCAAAAGAGTGCGAGGTTGACCATTGCCAACTTCAATTGTGAAATCTGTCTCATCTGCGATATCTACGATACGCAAATAATTGATATTGTATTCTGCACCATCCAAGAAATTGGGGTCATAAACAATCTTCAAACGGCCTTTGTGAAAGGTCGAACACACAATTTGAAATCGAAAGCGCATAGAGCCAGTCCAAAATTGGAATGGCAACGCTGCAAAGGCACAAGCAGGAAAATGGTATGACGTATCCAAACCTGTAGTGTCTGTGTCCCATGTTACTGGATCGACACGCGCATTCCACAGCAAAGTTTCAGTCGAAGTACCAATATCCCAAGCAAACTTAGTAAGGAAAGATTCCCTTTTAGCGATTTCACGAATATTCATGGGATCGCCACCACCAAGTCCTGCAATTCTGGGGTCAATTGACAATTCTTGCTTATCATCGACTGTCAATTTCGCTGCAGTATCTGGTACGTTAGTTAACGCAAAAGAGGATCCGACAGTAGGTTTGAATGGGTCAGGAGTTTTTGTGATAGGTGGACGAGAGTACCCGAAAATCCGCGCTACTTTGGCAGTCGCATTTGCTGCGATATTAGTAGCAGTAGCAAACGGACCTATATACGGAACTTTCATCAGAAAACTTGTCCACTTAGCCACGGCTGTAGCAGGGCCACTCACGACTCCAGACTTATTCGCCTCATCGACTTCACCCATTTGGGATTCAAAACCACTTTGTGGCGTCAATGTATCGGGATCAACAGAAGTGGGAATAGACAAGCTTACATTCTCGGACCATGCAAACACACTAATTGTAACCTGATCAGAGGCCCCATTAGCGTGCTGCAATGCGTTCAATGTTCTTATGTAAACTCTGCCAAGTTCATTCCACTGAGATGTAGGAATCTCAATGTAATTGTTATAGTGAAACATAGGCAAATGCAAATCCCCACCCGTAGAAGTGGTAGGATCCAGGAAGATGTGCGGAAGTTGTGAAGTTTGAACAAGATCACCAGTGATGAGTCCAGTGTGAGTCGATAGGTCATCATAAACTTGGAATGGTTGATAGGCGAACAAAGCTCGCCCATACATGAAACCATTTCCGTTGATGACAACCTTGAGTCGCAAACTAGCTCTCAATAAATTAAAGTTGGCTATTTTATTACTCACTCTGGGATTCTCAAAGTACAAACTCCACGGATCGAAATCATCGGTAACTAAAGCACCAGTGCCCCAACTTGTCTCATAAATCTTGACAGGTCGGGAAAAGAAATTTTCGATATTCGTATCATCTGTATCCTGGAGCATACGAGTGGGATCCATAGTGGAATCCACATCGTATAAATAAGGATCTACCTGATTTCCGAACGACACATTCTGTTGTGACGATCGGCCAGATAACTGTGTGATGCTAGCATCACCGGGTATACCAGATTGTGGTTCAAATTCAAATACAGGATCAAGCATAAGCTGATCTACATGATCCTGGACGATATCCGAATACAATTGTGATGGACATTTCGCTTCAGTTTGCGTATCAAATACGCAAGCGCAATGTTTGTCATAAAGTGAACAAACGGTACATGTGTTAGCACTTTCCGTTCTCATGTTGGCTAGTGCCATAGCACCATCTCTAACTGAGTGTTTACCTCGTTTTCCATCGTTGTTTTTACCATTATGCATTGTTATAGTAGAACTAGGAGACTGCATAGTATCTCCTAGCACACGTTTGTTTTGTTTTGTTGTAAGTGAGAAGTACAAAACTCGAGTTTCACTCAATACCCGAGCCAGTTTGGATTTTGGCTGATCAGGCCTGCCTTTCGGCTACAATCTCATCTCGCAAGCCTACACAATTTAGAATATCCATATCTCCATCGTGTGGTATCCATTACGAGATGCACATTTTGATTTGCTCCGCAAGTAGATTGTAAACTACTCGTGCCGTTTTATAGGGGTCGGCACAGGCCCCGGGCGTCCAC